AGAACTCGCACATCATGGCATCCTCGGCCAAAAGTGGGGTGTTAGACGTTATCAAAACGAAGACGGAACACTTACTGAAGCTGGTAGGAAACATTTACAAAAGCAAGATATGAAATGGGTGAAGAAGAATGAGCAGAAAGTCTATAAAGAGACTTACAAAAAGTCGAAGGCTGAGCTCTCTTCTTATCTTAAAAATGAACTGAATCCCACAACACCAATGCGAAATGCATCCGGCAAGCTTAGCATGACTTATGTAAATGCATACAATAAAAAACTTGCTGAGTTGATGAATAAGAATGTTGGTGATGTCCAAACCCCATCTGGTCGTGTTGTGCAATATGTTGCCAAACGCGGAGATGTTGGAGTTTATACTGCTCTGGCTGATAGAGGCTATGATATGCAACAAATTAAGAATGGTGTTTGGGGTTCTGGCAAAATTGCATATAAGAATAAGAGCGTTGATACTGCTTAAATAAAAAAAAGGGGGTGGAGGTCATAGAGTATATTTGTTATATGAGTGATGGTACTGAACTCATTCATTATGGTATCCTAGGCCAAAAGTGGGGTATCAGACGTTATCAAAATGAAGATGGAACGCTTACCGATGCTGGTAAAAAACGATATGCATCTCTTGAAAATGCGTCTGAAAAATATTCTGGAAAAATTGAAAAAAGCCAGGCAAAAATTTCTAGAATGACTGATACTGATTATAAGAGGCGTAAAACTGCGAGACTTACGTATAAACAAGAAAAGTTAGAGAAGAAACAGTCTCGATATAAAGCTAGAGCTCAGCGAGCACAATCTCGGATGATGTATCAGGCAGTGCAACCAAATTGGTTTGATCGCAGAGCTATCAATAAGAATACTAAGTATCAGTATAAAATTGATAGAGTTGTACGTAAACTTGAAAAGTATGATGCTAAGGTTGCCAAAGAAAACTATAAGATCGAGAAGTATTCTCAAAGGATTAATAGAATTGAGAGCAAAATGAGAGATCTCAAAGTTTCTGAAATCTAACCAGGAGGCGATATTTTTGTCTAATTATTGGAATCAGAATGTACCCATTGGTTATATTTGTCACATGAGTGATGGTTCCGAACTTATGCATAGCCATAAGTATATCGAGAAATACCAGAAAAATGGAAAATGGTATTATGTGTATGACGAAGATAAAGGTACTAAAAATCTCAAATCAACTACTACAAAATCTAATAATCTAACTGGAACTACGAAAACTTATACTTATAACAAAAACGTCGATGATCGGACCGAAAAAGAAGATACTACCATTACAAAAGTTTCTAATGCTGTAAAAAATACTGTAACATCGATTAAAGATAAATCGGGATTAACTGATAGAAAAATGATGAAACAGAATGAATCAGCGGCTGCCAAATTAAATGAATGGGCCTCTGAAAGTGCTAGTAATAGTCAATGGCAGTTAAAAGTTAATAAAGATAAAAATACTGCTGTTGAGTATACTAGGAATGCTCGTGAAAAGACCATTAGAGCTAGCTATTATAAACAGCAAGCTAAATCATATGCAGATGCATATGCAAAAACTCCTCTTGGTAAAATTGAGAATAAGGTTAGTAGTGCAAAATCTTGGCTCGAAAAGAAACTCAAGAAAAGTAAGTAATTTATACGAGGTGTTAACTGATGCCAAGTCTTTCAACAAAGCTTCAGCACGCCTGGAATGCATTTAAAGGAAATGAGGAACAGCAGATTCGTTATGTTTATAATGAACAAATGACTACTGTTCGACCCGATCGTCTTCGATTGAATTACGGTAATGAGCAGACAATTATTACTCCAATTTACAACCGTATCGCTACAGATTGCGCAAAAGTTGACATTCGACATGTTCGTCTCGATGAAAATGGGCGTTTCGTTAGCGAAGTCAATTCTGGACTGAATAATTGTTTGTCCATTGAGGCAAATCGAGATCAGACTGGTCGAGCATTTGTTCAAGATATAATCATGACGATGATTGATGAAGGCGTTGCAGCAGTAGTTCCTACTGACACGTCTATCAATCCTAGTACTGGTTCTTATGAAATTCTGGAAATGCGAGTTGGAAAAGTCCTAGAATGGATGCCACATTATGTTAAAGTTCGATTGTATAATGAGAACACGGGTAACAAGGAAGACATTATTGTCTCAAAATCTACCACTGCTCTTATTGAGAATCCGTTCTATGCAGTAATGAATGCTCCTAATTCCACATTTAAACGTCTTACTCGCAAACTTAGTATTCTTGATCAAGTTGATGAACAGTCTGGTGCTGGCAAACTTGATCTTCTCATTTCCCTTCCATACATTGTTAAGACAGAGGCTCGAAGAAAGCAAGCAGAAGAGCGTCGTAAAGATATCGAGATGCAATTAGCAGGATCGAAATATGGTATCGCATATGTAGATTCGACCGAAAAAGTTACTCAACTTAATAGAAGTCTCGATAATAACATTATGTCTCAGGTCGAGTATCTTACGAAACTTGGTTACTCGCAGCTTGGCATCACAGAAGAAATTCTGAATGGCTCGGCATCTGAGGAAGTAATGCAAAATTATTACGATCGCACTATTGAAGTATTTCTTTCTGCCGTTGCTGAGGAGTTTAAGCGTAAGTTCTTAACAAAGACTGCTAGAAGCCAAAAGCAATCAATTCAGTTCTTCAGAGATCCGTTTAAACTTGTTCCTGTATCTAAACTTGCAGACATTGCCGATACGTTTACTCGTAATGAAATTCTTACTGGTAATGAGATCCGTCAGATTGTTGGTATGAAACCGTCTGCCGATCCTTCTGCTGATGAACTTAGAAACAAGAACCTTAATCAATCTGACGAACAAATGCAAAATAAAGAGACCTATGGGTTTAAAGATGAAGAATAAGGAGGCAATTCAAAATGGGGGCTGATTATACCTTTAGTGGCTGGGCTACTAAGAATGATTTGCGCTGTTCTGATGGCCGAACAATTCGTAGGAATGCATTTAGAGATCAAGATGGTACTCGCGTTTCTCTTGTCTGGAACCATAAGCATGACGAACCTGAAAATGTAATTGGTCATGCCGATCTGGAGAATCGAGATGATGGTGTCTATGCATATTGCACTCTGAATGACACTCCTAAGGCACGAAATGTAAAGGCACTTATTGAACATGGCGATATTGCAAGTCTTTCCATTTATGCAAACCAGCTTAAGCAAGTTGGTAGCGATGTTCTGCATGGCACTATTCGTGAAGTCAGTGTTGTACTGGCTGGCGCAAATCCTGGTGCCGTAATTGAAGCAGTTCTTGAACATTCTGGTGAGGAATCTACGGAAGAAGCTATTATCTACTCCGGTGATTGCGATATTGAGATTGTTCATGCTGATAAATCCGAGGAAGAGAATACCATCGAGCATTCGGATGGTAATAAGGAGGAAAATATGGCTGGTAATACCAATGAGAAGACTGTTGGCGATGTTGTTAACAGTATGACCGAAGAGCAGAAGAATGTGATGTATGCACTGATTGCCGAAGCTCTGGAAGAAAAAGGTTCTGACGAGGAGGATAATGACGTGAAGCATAATGTATTTGAGAACGATGTTCCTGAGGAGACCCTTAGCCACGACGCTATGATGGAGGTTATCACCGATGCAAAGCGTTATGGCAGCATGAAGGAGAGCGCACTCCAGCATGGTATCAATGATGTTGAGTACCTGTATCCGGAAGATCATGTGCTGAATACTCCCCCGGCATTTATTAAGCGTGATACCGGCTGGGTTGGTACTGTTATGAATGGTGTGAAGCACACTCCGTTTAGCCGCATTAAGTCGATGTTTGCAGACCTGACTGAGGATGAAGCTCGTGCGAAGGGTTACATCAAGGGTAAGATGAAGAAGGAAGAGTTCTTCGGTCTGCTGAAGCGTTCGACTGCTCCTACGACCGTTTATAAGAAGCAGAAGATGGATCGTGATGACGTTGTGGACATTACCGATTTCGACGTTATCGCTTGGTTGAAGGGCGAGATGCGGGTAATGCTGGATGAGGAAATTGCCCGTGCTGTCCTGATTGGTGATGGCCGTCTGGCTTCGAGTGATGACAAGATCCCCGAGGATCATATCCGTCCGATCTGGAAAGATGAAGCTCTGTTCACCATCAAGACCAATGTTACCTATGCTGAGAATGCTACTGATGATCAGAAGGCTAAGGCATTCATTCGCGCTGCAGTGAAGGCTCGCAAGGACTATAAGGGTTCTGGCAATCCGACTCTGTTCACTACTGAAGATGTCCTGACTGACCTCCTGCTGCTGGAGGATCTGAATGGCCGCGTTATCTATGAGTCTGTTGATAAGCTGGCTACTGCTCTGCGTGTTAGCAAGATCGTGACTGTTCCCGTTATGGAGAATCAGACTCGTGAAGATTCTGAGACCAGCAAGACCATGAAGCTGCTGGGTCTGATTGTTAACCTGGCTGACTATACCATCGGCGCTGATAAGGGTGGTGCAGTCAACATGTTTGATGACTTCGACATTGACTATAACCAGCAGAAGTATCTGATCGAGACTCGTTGCTCGGGCGCTCTGATCGTTCCGTACAGCGCAATTGCTCTGGAGACTGAGGTCACTGAGTAATTTCAAAATAGGGGGGTAAAATTCACAATGGCAAAGTTTTACGGTGACATCGGGTTCATCAGCACCGTCGAAACGACCCCTGATGTATACCGAGAAGTAACCACTACTCGCAAGTATGCTGGCGATATTCTCACAAATATTCGTCGGTGGGATTCGAATAGTAATACTTCAAATGATAGTGTTACCATTAATAACACATTCAGTATTATCGCCGATAAGTTTGCTTTGGAGAATTTGGGCTCCATGAGATATCTCGAATATTTAGGCGCTAAGTGGAAAATCACAAGCGCCGACATCGAGTATCCACGAATTAAATTGAGCGTTGGGGGTGTGTACAATGGGAACTAGACTTGAACTGAGTGCTAAGCTCAGAGATATTCTCGGCTCCTCAAATGTATACTTTAATCCGCCTGAAAATCAGAAACTCAACTACCCATGTATCATTTATCGAAGAACCAACATTAATAAACTTCAAGCGGATAACAGTGCATACCGCAAGATGAATGTTTATAGTGTTATGATTATTGATTCTGATCCGGAGAGTGAGTTTCCTGATAAGATCGCGGAGCTCCCGATGTGCTCGTTTAATGCATCCTATATAAGCGATAATCTGTATCACAACGTTTTTACATTGTATTATTAAGGAGGACAACATATGTCTAAATTGGTTTGGGATAAGTCTGGCGAGCGTTTCTATGAGACTGGCGTTTCCAAGGGTGTTCTGTACATTCAGGATGACTCGGCTGCATACACCACTGGCGTTGTGTGGAATGGTCTGACGTCGGTCAGCGAGAGTCCTGAAGGTGCCGAGGCTAATGATTTCTATGCAGATGATATCAAGTATGCTTCGATCCGTTCGGCTGAGAACTGGAAGGGTACCATTGAGGCTTACACTTACCCTGATGAGTTTGCTGAGTGCGATGGCAGTGTCGCTGTTGCTGACGGTGTATACATTGGTCAGCAGAAGCGCAAGGGCTTCGGCTTTAGCTGGGTTACTCAGATTGGCAATGATACTGCTACGGAGTCTGACGATGGCTATAAGATTCATCTGGTCTATGGCTGTACCGCTTCGCCGTCGGAGAAGTCTTATGAGTCTATTAATGATTCTCCGGATGCGATCACTTTCTCTTGGGAGATTGATTCTACCCCGGTAAATGTTACTGGTCATAAGGCTACTTCCACTATTACGATTGACTCCACTAAGGTTGATGCTACCAAGCTGGCCACTTTGGAGGCAAAACTGTATGGCTCGGATGATGCTGAACCCACTCTGCCTACTCCGGATGAGATCATCGCCATCTTCGCCGAGAACAAGTAATTAATTTAAACCTAAGTTTTATTATTGGGGTCGTATTCAGTTAGGCTGGCGACCCCTTTCTTTTTTTTTATTGAAAGGAGAAAGCTTTATGCTGAAACGTACTATTACTTATACTGACTATAATGGTGTCGAGCGCACTGAGGACTTTTACTTTAATCTGACCAAAGCCGAAGTTTCCGAGATGGAACTGTCGCATGATGGCGGTCTGACTGCCATGCTTGACCGTATTGTCAAGGCAAAAGATCAGGCTCAGATTATTAAGGTATTTAAGGATCTCATCCTTGCTGCCTATGGTAAGAAGTCCGAAGATGGCCGCCGGTTCATTAAGAATGATACTGTTCGTGAAGAGTTCTCTCAGACTGAAGCATATAGCATCATCTTTATGGAGCTTGCAACTGATGCAGATAAGGCTAGCGAGTTTGTTGAAGGTATTATGCCTAAAACCGACAATAAGCCTGCACTTCAGGTAGCGAACACTTAATTTGAAAGTAATGGGGAACGAAGAGAATGCTTGAGATTACTATTCCAGGTTCAGAGAGTTTTGACGAGAGAACGATGACATTTAACAAAACTGAAGATAAGACAATAGCTCTTGAGCATTCTCTCGTATCTCTTTCAAAATGGGAGTCAAAATGGTGCAAACCGTTCCTAACGTCCGAAAAGACTTATGAGGAAACTGTTGACTACATCCGTTGTATGACTATTACAAAGAATGTTGACCCTAAAATCTATTACAACCTAACGACAAATAATATTAAAGCAATAAAAGACTATATGGCAGCTCCTATGACAGCCACAACTGTAAATCATAGGAATCAAACTAAAGGAAGAAGTAGAGAAATAATAACTGCAGAGGTCATCTATTATTATATGATCTCCTTAAACATACCTTTTGAATGCCAAAAATGGCATCTAAACCGCCTATTCAAGCTAATAGAGGTATGCAGTGTAAAAAGTGCGCCTCCGAAAAAAATGAAGAAAGGCGATATTATGCGAAG